CTAAGCTTATTGTTAATAACTTGGACTGTGACTATCTTTACATCAATAGTAGTGATGAACGTGGTATTGATACTATTAGGGATAAAGTATCTGGTTTCGCTAGTACAGCCTCTTTCAAACCATTAAAAGTAGTTATATTAGACGAAGCCGATTTTATTACAATTCAGGGGCAAGCAGCGTTACGTAATGTAATTGAGACTTATTCTCGTACTACACGCTTTATACTTACTTGTAATTATATTGAACGTATTATAGATCCAATTCAATCTCGTTGCCAAACTCTAAAGATTGAGCCCCCATCTAAAAAAGATATAGCAAAGCATTTAGCTAAAATATTAGATACAGAAAATATACTTTATACTGTTGATGATATTAAAACAGTAGTAAATCATTATTATCCGGATTTACGTAAAATGCTTAACACACTTCAATTATCTACTCATGAAAGTGAAATTAGACTAGATCCATCAGTATTAGTATCGTCTAATTATACAGCTGCTGTAGTTGAAGAATTGAAACAATCTAAGCCTGATTGGAAAGTTATTAGACAAATTATAGCAGATTCGGGTGTAAATGATTTTGAAGAATTATTTAGATACTTATATGATAATGCTTCTGTTTATGCCCCTAATAGAGAGGGTAGTGTAGCAATTTATATTAACGAACATTCCTATCAAGCTAATTTTCGTATAGACAAAGAAATAAATGCTATGAGTTTAATAGCTAAACTAATTGATATAAAATGAAACTATTAGCTACCCACCCTATTAAAAAAATGGATTTAGGTTTTCACGGAAATCTATTTGGGGGTAAATTATTATCTTGGGTAGATGCTGCTGTAGCGGCTTACGCTATGGAAGTATGCCATTCTAAGAATATGGTTACAATAGCTATTGATAAATGTATCTTTAAAAAATCAGCTAAAGAAGGTTCATTACTTAAAATATATAGCCAATTAAACAATATAGGGAATACATCAGCTACATTTAATGTTGAAGTTAGGTCGTATAATGTGTTTAAAGAAGAAGAAGTTATTATATTAACTACATCTATGACATTTGTTAGAATAGACGACGAAGGAGGACCTATACCAATTTCGGAACAAGTTAAACGAAAATTTAATGAATCTAGGGCAACTGATAGAAGCAAATAACAATTATTATCAAATATACAGAACAATTCAAGAACCAAAAACACTACCTAGTGAAATGGTTAATGAATTAAGAGATATTTGGTTATGTACCCATACGTTTAGAAAAGATGGTATGTTATATTTCTGTCGAGAAGTACAAACAATTGAATACGAATTAATAAATTAAATAAAATGAATAAACAACCACAACAACAACTTAATATTGACATTAAAACTACAACCCCCATTAAATCACCTGAAGGTAATATGGTGTTTCAAGAGGGCGTTATTTTGCGAAAAGTATCCAAATTTATTGCGGGTACTGCTGAAGATGGTGTTATCCCCGTACCTGTATTTTTTGATGTTAAAAACGGTAAAGTACTAATTGAGTTATTGCCTAAGGAACTTAGAGAAGAATTCCAAGAGTTATATGACAAAGAAGACGCAACAAAATAAGTCATTTACTATATTTGATTGGTTGAAGGAGATTACATATACTAAATCTCCTTCCTCTAAATTCAGCAATGGGGAATGGGAATCATTTAACCCCTATATGATATCTCGTTTTTTGAGTATGTCAAAAGATTATATTGAATTAGTAAATTATGTTCAAAATATTCCATATACTGAAAAGGAAAAGTATTATAAAATATATTGTGAATTAATTCCTAAAAAACAATTCTTTCAAAAATATATTAAATCAACTAAAAAAAGCCCATCAAAAGATATAGTAGAACAAATTAGTAAATACTATGAATGTTCCCTTGGAGAAGCAGAAGAATATACTTATATTCTAGGAAACAAAGGTATACAAGAAATTTTAAGCAAATTAGGATATGAGTCAAAACAAAACTAGAGAAATAGAAGTAACAGATTCTATTGTAGATACAATTGTAGATAAATTTGTTTCTAGAGCCAAATTTGGTAAAAACAAATACGGAACTGATTTAGATAGAACTGATTTATCAGTAGTAGACTGGATTACACATGCTCAAGATGAGCTTCACGATGGTATCTTATACCTAGAAAAATTAAAACAAACTTTAAGTGGCAAATAAAATACCACAAATAGTAAAAGAGGTTAAAAAATTTGTTCCTGCTAGCCTTAATCATGCTTACCAAAAACAAATTTCATTTAGCCAATTTTCTACATTCCAACAATGTCCACACAAATGGGCGTTAATGTATAGGGATGGGCACTATCAATCTGAGGTATCCATTCATATGACATTTGGAACTTCAATGCACGAAGCTATACAACATTATTTAGATGTAATGTATAATAAAAGTATGGCTGAAGCAGATAGAATTAATCTAGAAGAATATTTTGAAAATAGATTAAGGGAAAACTATAAAAAAGATTATGAGCAAAACAAAAAACAACATTTTTCTAGTTCGTTAGAATTAAGAGAGTTTTTTGAAGATGGGAAAGCTATTTTAGAATGGTTTAAAAAGAAGAAAAAAGGATACTTTAGTAAACGTAATTGGTGGTTAGCAGGTATAGAAGTTCCTATTTTAATTGCGTTTAATTCCGCTTATAAAAACATACTATATAAGGGGTATATAGACGTTGTATTATACAATGAACTTTCAAATAAAATAAAAATAATCGATATTAAAACGTCTACTAGAGGATGGAAAGATAAAGAAAAAGCAGACGAGGTGAAAATGATGCAATTGATTCTATATAAAAAATTCTTTGCTGAACAATTTAATTTCCCAATAGATAATATTGAAATAGAATATTTTATTGTAAAACGTAAACTTCATAACCACCCCGATTACCCCAATAATAGAATACAAACTTATGCCCCAGCTGCTGGTAAAATAAAACTTAATAAAGCAGTTAATGCTATAAACGAGTTTCTTGAAAAAACTATGAATAAAGATGGAACACGTAAAACTGATCCTATGATTAAAAATCCTAATAAAAATTGTACTTATTGTCCTTTTAATAACTCAAAAGAACTTTGTGATAAAGGTGTATTTTCCTAAAAATATGATATATTTATATACAACAAGTATATGATTAAAAAATTAATGTTATGAGTAAAAAAGATATGACACTAACAAGTGTAAAAATTCAAAGTGAAATGTTTGAAGAATTTAAAGTTTCATGTGTAAGGTATAAATTTTCATTACAAAAACTTGCCGATCGAGCAATTCATTTATATCTTACCGACGAAAATTTTAGAAAAACCATCCACAACCACAACGTTTTAGAAACAAAATAATTTATGAAAGAAGGTTATATCCCCCAAAATCAAAGAAAAAAAATCCTATTAATGTGTGATGACATTAGAATGCCATCAGGAATAGGTACAGTAGGTAAAGAATTAATAATGGGCACTTGCCACAGATACAATTGGGTAAATGTTGGGGGTGCTATTAACCATCCTGACCAAGGTAAACGTTTTGATTTAAGTCAAGATACAAACCAAAACACAGGTATTGATGATTCAAATGTAATTTTATATCCCACAAATGGATATGGTGATCATCAATTAGTAACCCAGTTACTGGAAATTGAAAAACCAGATGCTATATTTTTAATTACTGACCCAAGATACTGGATTTGGTTATTTCAAATGGAAAATGAAATTAGAAAACATATTCCAATAGTTTACTTAAATATTTGGGACGATTATCCTGCTCCCATGTATAATCAAACATTTTATGAATCATGTGATGCTTTATTTGGTATCTCAAAACAAACTGTAAATATTAACAAGCTTGTTTTAGGCGATAAAGTTAAAAACAAAATTATAAAATATGTTCCTCATGGGCTAAACACTAAAATATTTTTCCCTATTGAAAATAAGGAACAAGATAAAGCATTTGTTGAGTTTAGAAATCAAGTGTTTAATAATAAAAAGTATGAGTTTGTATTATTTTTTAATTCTAGGAATATTAGACGTAAACAAATTCCTGATGCAATTTTAGCATTTAAACAATTTATGTCTGGCCTTAATAAAGAGCAAGCAGATAAATGCGCTATGCTTTTACATACAGCAGCAGTAGATGAAAATGGAACAGATTTAATTGCAGTAATTGAAACATTATGCCCTGAAATTAAAGATAAGTTCTACATTACAAACAGAATGTTTGGCCCTAATGAAATGAATTATCTGTACAATATGACAGATGCTCAAATTTTATTAACATCAAACGAAGGATGGGGGCTATCGTTAACAGAAGCATTATTGGTAGGTAATCCTATTATAGCTAATGTAACAGGTGGTATGCAAGATCAAATGCGTTTTGAATTTGAGGATGGTACTTGGATTGATTTTGATGCTGATTTTCCTTCCAACCATAGAGGAACTTACACAAAGCACGGTGAATGGGCTTTTCCAGTTTACCCAACTAATCGTTCAATTCAAGGCTCTCCACTAACCCCCTACATTTTTGATGATAGATGTAATTGGGAAGATGCAGCTGAACAAATTACAAAAGTATATAACTTAAGTGCCGAAGAACGTAAAGCTAGAGGATTAAAAGGCAGAGAGTGGGCTTTAAGTGATGAAGCAGGATTTACTCAAGAACATCAAGCTAATAGAATTATAGAAGGATTAGACACATTGTTTGCTACTTGGAAGCCAAGAGAGCAATACGAATTTATAAATGCTAATCAATACAAAAAACCAGTTTTAAATCACAATTTAATATATTAATATGAGTAAAAATACGTTTTATATAAGCTGTCCAATTGATACTTACAGCGGTTACGGTGCACGTTCTAGAGATTTAGTTAAAGCAATTATAGAAACCAATAAATATGATGTTAAAATTATACCACAACGCTGGGGTGGTACTCCTTGGGGATTTACTAAAAATAACCCTGAATGGGAATTTTTAACTAAATATTTCTATAGACACCCTCAATTGATGGAACAACCTGATATTTGGATGCAAATTACCATCCCAAATGAATTTCAACCAGTTGGTAAATATAATATTGGGGTGACTGCAGGTATGGAAACTACCCATGTTAGAGGAGAGTGGGTTGAAGGAATAAATAGAATGAATTTAACATTAGTATCATCCAATCATTCTAAACAATCATTTCTTAACTCAGTATACCAAAAACAAGATAATGGTCAAATAGTAGGAGAAATTAAAGTAGAAAAGCCAATAGAAGTATTGTTTGAGGGTGTAAATCTAGATATTTACAAGTTATTAGAGACGCATACTAAAAACGATTTATTTAAGTCCATAGATTCTATACCTGAATCATTTGCTTATTTATATGTTGGTCATTGGTTGCAAGGTGATATTGGAGAAGATAGAAAAAATACTGGATTGTTAATTAAAGCTTTTTATGAGACATTTAAAAATAAATCTAATAGACCTGCTTTAATATTGAAAGCTAGTGGAGCAGGATGTTCTTATGTAGACCGAGAAAATATTTTAAGTAAAATAGAACAAATCAAAAATACAGTAGGTTCTAAAAATTTACCTAATGTTTATTTATTACATGGTGAATTTAAGGATGAAGAAATGAATGAATTATATAATCATCCTAAAGTAAAAGCTATGGTTAATTTAACTAAGGGTGAAGGCTTTGGACGTCCATTACTTGAATTTACTCAATGTAAGAAACCAATTATAACAACTGCTTGGAGTGGTCATACTGATTTTCTTGACCCTCAAATGTCTATCTTATTAGGGGGCCAATTAACTCAGGTTCACCCAAGTGCTGCTAATGATTGGATAATTAGAGAAAGTCAATGGTTTTCACCTGATCATGCTCAAATAGGCCATTATTTAAGAGATGTATTTGAAAATTATAAAAAGTATATTGACGGTGCAAAACGTCAAGCTTATAAATGCAAAACTGATTTTAACTGGGATAAAATGAAAGAAAAAGTAGATCAGTTATTTGAATTTTATATCCCTGAATTGCCCAAAAAAGTTCAATTACAATTACCTAAATTGAAGAAAATTGAATTACCTAAACTTAAAAAAATAGAAACAAATGGATAACTTAACTATATGTAATCGTTGTGGTAGTGATGCGTGCTATATTCAAGAAATAAACGATCAAATTAAATTGTACTATTGCATGGGATGTGGATTTCAAGCCAATACTATAATGACTCGAGATTCAGAATTTCTAAAAGAACAAATGGAAATTTTACCTGAATTATATAAAGAACTTATGGTTGAAGACGAAAATGGAACTATTTGGATGCCCTCAATGGTTAATATACCTTCCCAAGGTATGGTATTTGCTGATGGTACTAACAAAAATAATTGGCAATGGGCGGCTGTAAAAGCAATCCCAATGCCTGAGGAAGAAAAAGCTAAGTTTAAAGCTAAAGGGAAAAATTATGAATGGAAGATGGATATGGAAACACTAAAACATTATCCTGAACGTGGATATTTAGATGCTCTTTCGTATATTGGCGTATTACCTGAATAAACTATGAAAATAAGTTACGCTATAACAGTAAAAGATGAATTAAACGAACTACAGCGTTTAGTTAATTTTCTCATAGATCGGAAACGAACCGAAGATGAAATTGTAATTCTGTACGATTCAAAGGGGGGGAGTGAAGCTGTAGAAAAATGGCTAAGAGCTAATTCTGTATCAAATCAAGAATACAGGTGGTATAGTAGTAAATTTAATAATCATTTTGCAGATCATAAAAACTATTTAAACATGTTATGTACTGGTGATTATATCTTTCAGATTGATGCAGATGAGATTCCTCACGAATATTTAATCGAAGAACTTCCATCTATATTAAAACACAACTCAGCAGTTGATTTATACGCTGTCCCAAGAGTAAACACAGTAGAAGGTTTAACACCCCAACACATTCAAAAGTGGGGTTGGAATGTAAACGAACAAGGGTGGGTGAATTGGCCTGATTTTCAAACTCGTATTTATAGAAAATCTCCCGAAATAAAGTGGATAAATAAAGTACATGAGAGACTTGATGGGCATAAACAATTTGCTTATCTTCCTATGGAAGAAGAGTGGTCGTTGTATCATCCCAAAACGATTGAAAGACAAGAAAAACAAAACAATTATTATAATACATTATGAAAACAGCATTAGTGTTAGGGGGTGGGGGTTTTATAGGAGGACACCTCGCCAAACGACTTAAAAACGAAGGTTTTTGGGTTCGTATAGTAGACATTAAACCAAAACATGAATATTGGAATCACGAAGATATTTGTGATGAATATATCTGCGGAGATTTACGAGACCCAAAGTTAGTAAGTAGAGTAATGTTTTCTCCAAACCAACGTTCATTAGCCGATAAAGAACTATCATTTGATGAAGTATATCAATTAGCCGCCGATATGGGAGGAGCAGGGTATATTTTTACAGGTGAAAATGATGCGAATGTAATGCACAATTCGGCATTAATAAATTTAAATGTAGTGCACGAAGCAATTATGCACTCCGTAAAACGAATATTTTATAGTTCCTCAGCTTGTATGTATCCTGAACATAATCAATTAGACCCAAATAACCCAAATTGCGAAGAATCATCAGCATACCCAGCAAATCCAGATTCAGAATATGGTTGGGAAAAGTTATTTAGTGAGCGATTATTTTTAGCATTTAATCGCAATTATGGATTAGATGTTAGAGTAGCTCGTTTCCATAATATATTTGGACCACAAGGCACTTGGACAGGTGGTAAAGAAAAAGCACCAGCGGCTATGTGTAGAAAAGCAGCTGAAACACTTGATGGTGGCGAAATAGAGGTTTGGGGGGATGGACAGCAAACACGCTCATTTCTTTACATTGATGAATGTATAGAAGCAGTATTACGATTTATGAGGCAAGATAAATTTTTAGGACCAGTAAACATTGGTTCAGAAGAAATGGTTACGATTAATCAACTTGCTCAAGCGGCTATTGATGCTTCGGGTAAAAATATTACCATTAAAAATCTTGATGGCGATGAATTTAAAGAAAAATATGGATTCAAATGCCCTGTTGGTGTTAGAGGCAGAAATTCAGATAATACATTATATAAAGAAAAAATAGGATGGGAACCAACTAAATCCCTTTATGATGGAATTTTAGATACTTTTTATTGGATTAATAAACAAGTAAATGGGTAAAAATATATTAATAACTGGAGCTGGTGGGCTTATAGGATCAGAAGCAGTAGAATACTATTGTGCTCAAGGTTATAAAGTGTATGGTATTGAAAACAACCAGCGTCAAATATTTTTTGGTTCTAAAGGAAGCACATTATTACGATTAACACAACTAGAAATAAAATATTTTAATTTTAAAAATTTTAATATAGACATCAGAGACAAAAATTCTATATTATCTTTATTTAAACAAATAAATTTTGATGTTATAATACACACAGCTGCCCAACCCTCACATGATAAAGCAGCTTCAATTCCTTTTGATGATTTTGAAACTAATGCTAATGGTACTCTACATTTATTAGAAGCTGTTAGACAAACAAATAAAGATTGTATTTTTATTCATATGTCAACAAATAAAGTATATGGTGATAAACCAAATACATTAAATTTAGTAGAATTAGATACACGATATGATTATGCTGATTTAGAATATCAAAACGGAATAAACGAGAATTTCTCAATAGACCAATCAAAACATTCATTGTTTGGAGCTAGTAAAGTAGCAGCAGATATATTAGTTCAGGAATATGGTCGTTACTTTGGAATACCATCATGTGTTTTGAGAGGTGGATGTTTAACTGGTGAAAACCATAGTGGAGTAGAGTTACATGGTTTCTTAAATTACTTAGTCAAATGCAATGCCCAAAATATTAAATATAACGTATTTGGTTATAAAGGAAAACAAGTAAGAGATAATATTCATTCATCAGATGTAGTACAATTTATGGATTTGTTTATTGCTAATCCACGTATAGCCGAAGTATATAATATAGGGGGTGGTAAAGATAATTCGTGTTCAATATTAGAAGCATTTAATTTAACTGAACAAATAACAGGTAAAAAAATGATTTATGGGTATGTGGACGAGAACAGAATAGGTGATCATATTTGTTATTATAGTGATTTAAGTAAAATGAAAGAACATTATCCTAAATTTGGAATTACAAAAAATCTTTCTTATATTATAGAAAACATTTTTAAATCAGTAAATGGAAAATAAGTATTATGCTGCTAATGGTATTGATCAATACCTTAAAGAAACATTCTTTAAAAATAAAACAAATGGTTATTTTGTAGATATTGGAGCCCACAATGGAATAGATATAAATAATACCTATTACTTTGAAAATGAAGGGTGGGATGGGATATGTTTTGAACCTATTCCTGAAATATATAATCAATTAAAGAAAAATAGAAAGTGCAAAACAGTTAACAAAGCTATATCCGATACAGAAGGACTATCTCAGTTTTTTACTATTATAGGCTATTCAGATATGTTAAGTGGTTTAGTAGATAAATACCCACAAGAACATATCGCTAGAATTAATAGAGAAATTGAGGAATTTGACCAGGATTATGATTATATAGATGTTGTTTGTTCTACTTTTGATAAAGAGATTGAGGAAAAAAACATTGATTTATTATCTATAGATACTGAAGGTGCCGAATTAGCTATTTTAAAAACCATAGATTTTAATAAATATAACGTTGGAATTATGGTTTTAGAATATAACTATTATAACCCTGAAATACTTGATATTTTAAATAATAATAATTTTGAGATAGTTCTCCAACGAGGTGTTGATTTAATTGTAAAAAACAAAAGTTATGTATATTAAAAGTAGTTTTATAGAGACTTCTAGATTTGAAAAAAAATTTGAAAAATTTAAAGATATTCCTTTTAGTTTTTTCTTTGATACTATTCCTACTCCTGAAGAACTTAACCTTAATCCTATTAATATATTTGCTCATGATGAGCCAAATGAATATTTTGGACACCATGATTGGTTATTACAGAATAAAGATAATTTTTCACTCATATTAACATGGAATGAAAAAATACTTAAAAAGTGTGATAATGCTCTTTTATTAATATTTGGAGAAGGGTGGGTTGATGATGGTAATGATACTATCTATAAAGAATATTCTAAAAATTTCGATGTTTCATTTATAAGAGGGAAAAAATTATTATCATATGGTCATTTTATTAGACATCAAATATTTAATAGACAAGATGAAATAAATATTCCTTATCGATTTTTTGCTGAGACTAATGTTAATACTTTTAATGATTGTATTGATAGTAAAATAATGGCTCATAGTACCTCAATGTTTTCTGTTATTATAGAAAATACAAGCCATCATAATTACTTTACAGAAAAAATAACAGATTGTATTCTAATGAAAACTATCCCAAGATATTGGGGGTGTAGTAATATAAATAAATTTTATAATATTGAAGGTATTATTAAATTTGAAAATGATGATGATTTCATTGAAAAAATTAACCAATTAACCCCTGAATTTTA